CCAGAAGAAAATGGCCTGCTGTATTGTAACGAAGCAGGCCACAGAGTCGTCCATCTTAATGAGGGTCACAGGCTTTCTAGCGAAAGCAGCTTTCTAGCTTTGCGCAATGAAGTGCTGAACCTTGCAAACACTGTTACTCAATAGATATCCACGAATGGAGTTCCTGTCATGATCTTGGTCTTCCACTCTGATCCTATCTTTCTTTGATAGAAGAACTCTTCTAGTTCAGGGTTTGCCTCGACTTCGGGGTCGTCTGGGTCTACCGGATAGATAATCTCATCATCAACAATTTTTTCGACTTCTTCTGGATGAATCACAAAATCCTCGAAGCCTGTAACCTGTCGTTTTGAAAACCGCAAAGAGCCTCCAGATATTTCTGCGTAGGCTCTTTCTTTTTTCATGTCGTCCCTTACAATCTCTGCCAGCTTTTGCTTTCCTTTCTGGCTACCATCAGAAGCAATAGCCACTCGTTTCCGCCCTTCCTTGTCTTTGTACATAGCGACAGCGACGATCTTCCCGTCTTGTCTGACAAGCTTCCAGATGGGAATATTCTTCTTCATATCCTCAACATCGTTGAACCCAGACCCCTTCAGGCCGCCAATGTATTCATACGCTTTCTGTAAAAGGTCGTAAACTTCTTTGGCGTAGAGTTCCCGTTCGGCAGAGTCTGCATGTAGGAAGGTCAAAAACCTTTCCGAAATAAACTGTTTAAACTTCACTTGATTGTTCCTTTGGTATAAGTAGTAAACGAATATTAACTATTTATCTGGATCGATATGAAATTTTTAAACTTTCTAAAAGAGTCTGAAGAAAGCCAAATACACGAAGTAAAGATGTCGCCATCGGTGCTGGCAAAGTTTGGCAATTCAGAAAAGGCAAACGAAATCCTTGTCGGAGCCGAATTCGAAATGTATTTTAGAGGTGCTATTACTAACGCAAAAGAGCTTCCACCTTGGGACAAAAATTTGACGTGGGATGACATCGAAGAATATGCCTTCAAAGATAATCCAGACGCAGTAACTAAGATGGAAGAAGGTTATGACGAATGGTATCAGACATTATTGGAAGAATATAAAGGGGATTATCTACAGCCAAGAATAGTAGAGGCTGCGATAGATGAACACGAAGACAAGTTGTTGAGATTCTACAATGAGCAACAACAAGTAACAGATTCAGAAACCTTAGAGGCGATCATAAAAGAAAAGGGTGACTACCCTGTATATCAATCCTCTAGAGAGTTTGAAAAAAAGGCTTCAGAAAATCAGAAGATTTACTCCAAGATTTCTTCTGCCTTGCAAGATGATATGGAAGGAATGTATAAAGCAGAGCTAGATGATTTCTTGCAAGACGCTTTGGGCAATCCCCCACAATGGGCTGGAAATTGGCTAGAATACTATACCGATCAAACTCAAGAAACTTTGCAGAGGGACTTTGAAAATTCTGTAGACGTTTCGATTCCCAGATTTTTTGAATACATGCAGGCCATCAACGGATGGCAAAGTCTGAGTTCGTATTACGGTGGAAGTCTATCTGACGAAGAAGGGTTTGACATTGAAGCAGCAGAAAGTTTAGCTGAAAGTTTGAGTAAAGAAATAGGGTACGAGGTAGAAGTCTATTCTGAGTATAAGTCAAGTGAAGCTGGAGATTGGGTAGATAGAGGCGTTTGGGTTATGGAACCAGACGGGTCAGTTACAGGCCAAGGGGTCAGCAAGTCGGACCTTGGAATTGAGATTAAAAGTCCTCCGATTCCTTTACCTGAGTTTGTACAGATATTTGACAAGTTTGTTAAGTGGGCGAAAGAAAATAAAGCCTACACCAACAAACAAACTGGCCTTCACCTTAACATGTCAATCCCTGATGGCGGAAAGATTGACTATTTGAAGTTGGTTTTATTTGCTGGTGCAGATAAAGTCAGCGCAGATTTCGAAAGAACTTTCAGCGCATACGCAAAGTCAAATCTAAAAACTCTAGAGAAAGTTGTAAAGGATGACAACAGATACGAAGATAGAATCTCAGATTCGATGGCCGCACTCAAACAAGGAATGCTAACTAAGGCGTCTAAAATTCTTGACGATTCAAATTCCGATAGATACATGCAGATTAACTTCAAATACAGCTACGTCGAGTTTAGAGCACCCGGTAACGATTGGTTAGATCGATACCTACCACAAGTCACAGAAACCCTTTATAGGTTCGGATACGCGCTTACAATTGCTGCTGACGTTAGTGCTGAAAGAGAAGAGTATGCAAAGAAACTTTATAAGCTTTTGTCTAATGCGGGAAGCGAAGACTTTCTGACCCCGTTCGTAAAATTTGCTTCTGGGATGATGAGTAAGAAAGAACTAAAACATACTCTGGCCTATAGGAGCAATATCAGAAAGATGCGATTTGATCCTTCAGGTATGACAGTCGAAGACTTCAAACAAATCTTCAAAGAGAACGGCCTTGACGAATTCAAAGTAAAGAGTCGAGATGGAAGGAACTTCTATACTGTGAAGGGAGAAAACCTCATACAGATTGGGAGACTTGGAACATCAGACAAGGTAACATACAGATATCATATGAGGTTTGAGAGAGAAAACGAAGACCCTATGTTTGTGGATACGATTCAAATTGTGTACTTCTCACCAAATCTAACAACAGAAATTCTTGGACTAACGGATAAAATCTAACATGGAAATAAGCAAATCACTTTACGAAACTGTCTCGTCAATTCTTCTTAGGGAGTTTGACGAAACTATCACATGGAACAAATTGGGAGCAAAGCTGTTCCAAGTCTGGAACAGCTTTGAAGGTAATGAGCCTGTAGAGTCTACAGCAAAATCTATTACTATGGAGACAATCACTAGAGCAGACCCAACACAAAACAAAAAATATTCTCTATGGATTGCAACTAGAATTTCTAATAAAGACCCAGATTTAGTTCAATTGTTAGATGAAAGCAAATCCGCATCAATGATCGCGGTTGTCAATAATGTTCTTAGATACTTTGACACACTAAAGAATAACAGAAAAATTTCTGGCGCAGACGCAGACATTAATAGATACAAGTCTTTCAAAGAACTAGCAGAAAAGACTGAAAGCTTTCCAGAAGAAGAGATTATCTCAAATAAGTCTAAGAAACGTGATATTGCAAAGGAAATGCAAAAGCAAGCTGAGTTGTTCCTTAGCACACCTGAATATACAGTAATCATTCCAAAGACAGAAGAGGCTTCTTGTTATTATGGACAGAACACGAAGTGGTGTACTGCCGCTACTGATGGCCGCAACATGTTTAAAGCATATTCGAGCGATGGAAATCTCTACATCATCATCCCGAAGAATCCCTCATATGACGGGGAAAAGTATCAGGTTCACTTTAATCCAATTTCTATGATGGACGAGCTTGACGAAGAGGTAGAATTTGAAACGATGTTGGAAAAGTTTCCAGAGTTCTTCGAAAAGGTTGCGGAGGCTGGAGAGTTAGAAGACAGCGATTACGTTGTATTCATGAAGAACGAAGTTAAACAAAGGATGATTAATAATTTCAATGAATTTATTAATCAAGCTGCATATGACATCGAGCAGGACGCAGAACAAAACGATGAAGGATACGCAGAATACATTGCTTCAGAATACAAAGACGAAGACGGAGAAATAGATTGGGAAAGAGGCTATGAGGAAATGCCATACTCGGATTACAACGATGAGCTTAAGTGGTGGTTGTCTAAGCTCATAGAAGACTACAAGTTTTCTGACCTGTCCGATCTGGCCGAGTGGTTGAAGCAATATTCTCATTATGAAGAACCCGTAACCGCACTATATGTGGGGAGATTCTTTAAATGGGTAATCAACGAGAAAGCAGTTGAAAATCGAGATGGCTCGTGGTATACAGACGCTCTTCGAGGTAAAGTACGCGAGCTTTCTGTTAATAAAAAAGACGGAAGCTTGTACTAAAAGAAAAGGGGCCATTGGCCCCTTTCTCATTTTTCGAGTTCTTGAATGTAGTCTACAAGCTGTTTGAGTCTATCATCTCGTTCTACACCAACAGAGCTTACGTTTCTGTATCCCAGAATTTCTTTTGTCGCATTTGTCTTTTCTTGTTTAGACAATCCAACGTCACTATAGATTATTGTCAACATTTTCCACAAGATTTTTGCGCCTTCTGCATCTGACAAGTCTATATATTTCAATAGCGGGAAGGTATAAACCATTGAGTATTTGTTCAGAATAGATTTTGCGATGTCTGAGTTAATGTCTCCGAAATTATTCGTGTAACCTGAAATTACTCGCCTAACTGGTTCGATTGAATCTGAATTTTGATATGAATCTACTGCGGCTCGTTTCAAAGCTTCGTGTAAAGCAGTGTTTAAAAAGTGGTTTCTGTTTGTGAGCAGTTCTTCGTCAACAGAAAGATTTCCGCCATTGTTGAAGTCTAACTGAAGCTTAGACATAAGCTGCTTCGCTATGTCTTTTGTTAATCTTCCTTGTAACAACAGGTTTATAATTCTTTCGTAGTATTCATTACCTTTTACAGAGAATCGCTTTGCTGCGCTCCTAGAAACGTTCTCCACTCTTACCACTTTGTCAATTACTCTTGGATTGAAGATGACCATCTGATGTGGCTCATTGTTGTGCACAATGCCATCGCCATCGTCAATAACCCCGTCAATTCCAAGTTCCCTGAAAATCTTATTCCAGATTACAGGGTGGCCTTTTGCTGTGGGCTTGTCCTTCCACTTAGTACCATTTGCCCCCAAAATCTTTCCGAGTTTTTTTAATAGTTGGCGTTTCTGGTTAGGCGAAATATTTTTGAACTCTGAGGCTTCTTTAGGTTTCCCCTTTGGAAAAGCTTTGTTCCACATTGTTGCCAAAGTCCAATGGTCAGCAGAAGACCCAGAAAAATCAAGAGGGTCTAGTTCTTCCCATTCTCCTTCGTAGTCTCCATCATATATATCAACTTCGTATTCTTTTCCTTCCAAAATGTGCGAAGCAGCTTTCATTGTAACGTACCAGAATCTTCCACCCGGAGTGTCCACTCTTGCCATATTTGGAGCGTCCTCTTTCCACCTGTCAACCACTAGCTGTGGGTTTCGGGTAACAGGATCGAGCTTTGCAATGACATCGACTAACTTTTTGGTGAAGTATTCATATTGAGACTGTTCGAAAGAGACAAGGTCTAGCATCACTGCATTGGCTTTCCAGTCGAAAACGTTTGCGTAAGGTGCTTTTCCTTCGAACGGCAGAATATCTTTAAAGCTTCTGGTAGGCATCCTTCCCTTTGCTTCGTTATAAACCCAATCGAAAGGATAAGCGTAGATTCCAAGTGGAGTGTCATAAGTTGATCTTGGGTTAACACCAAGCTTATCAACGTGAGTCATAGAAAGCCCTACCCTAGATTTGGACTTCTGCCCTAGAGATTCATAAGCTGCCATGATGGCTTGATCCACATCTAGCTTTGGATTTTGTTCTGGGTTCCTTCTTGCTTCGAAGTAATAGTTTTTGAAGTCTGGTTTCATATGGCGTCCAATTATTTTAGGTATTCTTCTATTATTTATGAACAACAAAAAGCCCGCACTAGGCGGGCTTTTATTTTACTGCTATACTTCTTAAGATTACATCAAGTTTACAATCTTGATCTTACGGAAGTAGTTGTTGCTGTTGGCTTGAATGCGGCCAAGACCCTGAGTGGTGCCTTCAGCGAATGGGTTTGCAACTAGACCGTAGCGCGTTTTGAAACCGATTCTTGGTGCGAAGGTGTTTGGATCAACTGCACGAACCATCTGTAGTGGAACATATGGAGCGTAGTAGAGGCCAGCGTCATAGATGTTTGAACCCTTATAGCCTAGAACAGCGAACTGATCAGCGGCGTTTGAGTTAGCCATGTATGGGTCGATGTAGACCTTCATGCCGTTGTGTAGGGTGCCAGCGTAGGTAGCGCCAGTATCGTCAACAGTTAGCTTGTTGTTGATTTCTGGGGTGTAGCTTAGCTTGCCGGTCATAGCTAGGGCACTTGCAACGTCTGACGAGCAGATGATGAAGTTGGCCTTGCCGCGACGGGTTAGCTGAGCAACCACGTTAGCTTCGCGTTCTAGTTGGAATAGAAGACCCTTGAAACGCTCTTCTGACCAACGACCGTTTGAGTCAACGTCAAGGTCGAAAGTACCAGTAACAGCGGTTGAACCAGCAACGCAACCAATGCGAGCAGTGGCGTAAATTGTGCGGATGATTTCGCGGTTCAATTCGGCCAAGATTTCGGTTGATAGGATGTTGGTTAGTTCGCTTTCAGCGTCAAGACCGTGAAGAGCCTTCAAGTCCTGAGCTAGTTCCAAGCTGTAGTCGGCAGCAAGTGCGCGGCTCTTGGCGTTAACTTGAACCTTCTCGATGGTGAAGCCCATGTTACCGAACACGGCTGGAGTTCCGGTTGAACCAGCAGCGCCTAGCTGTTCAGCAGAAGCAGTGTCCATACCAGTACCGTTGGTAGCGGTGAAAGGATCAGTTCCTGACTGTGTGCCAGTACCAGAGAAAGCTGAGTTAGCTTCGTTGTAGAAAGCTTCTTGGCCTGACTGGTTGCTGTAGCGGGTACGCATTGCGAATACTAGGCCGGTTGGCTGTTGCATTGGCTGAACGCCACAAACGTCATAGGCGATTAGGTTTGGAAGTGAACGACGAACTAGGCTGATTAGCACTGGATCGTACTTGGCGATACCTGCGCCTGCGTCTGGGTAAGCACCTGTTTGGTTGCCGGGACCAGCTTCGTTAAGAGCCATGCGCTCTTCCTTCATAGCACGCTCTTGGTTCTCTAGAACGATAGCGGTATGACGACGCTTAACTGGGTCTTGAATCTTGCCGATATCTTCGTGGTCAAGAATTGGCGACCACTTTTCAACAAGCATCTGAGTGTTTTGAGACATTTCCATGTTTCAGTTTCCTTTTGAATAATTGAGTTTGATTGATAGAAACAATCTATAACTATTTATGATTAAATTATTTTAAGCTTATCAACCGCGCTTGAGCATCTTTGCGTAGATGTCAACGGTAGATAGTTGCTTTTCTTCTTCTTTCTTCTCTTCGGTCAGAACTTCCTTGTCTGCCTTCTTGCCAAAGAATGATTCCTTGATAATCTCCAGCTTCCCTTGGAAAGTCTTTTCCGATTCGAAATCAACCTTTTCGGTTAGCTTTTCGAAACGCAGTTTCTGAGTTTCGGTCAGACCTTGAGAGGCTTCAGCGATGATCATCTTACGCTTCAATTCCTTGTTCTCTTTTGCTAGGTCCGAGTAGCCCTTTACCGATTCTTCTAGCTTGGTTTCTAGAGTCTGAATCGTTTCTTCTTGTGCACCAATCAAATCGAACTTTTCATCAGGAACATCGATATAATGCTCTTTGAATAGTCCCTTTAGACCATCAATAAATTCTTCGGTGAGTTCGGCACGTAGATTGCCCACCAAAGCTACTTTGTTTTCATTAACCCATTGATCAACTTCATAGTTGAGGAATGAATCAATTTTTTCTACAATTGTGTCTTCTACAATTGAAATCTGCTTAGAAAGCTTCTGATCGTATTCTTCACGAATAGTCTTAAGCTTCACTGAATACTTAGCCTTAACGCGATCTTCAACTAGTTTCTTGTGTTGCTCTAGCTTTTCGTTTAGAGCGGCTTCGAAGATTACACGAGTTTTTTCTTTAAAATCTTCTGAAAGAGTTTCGCCTGAGAGCAATGATTCGATAACGTCTTCAGTTTCTGGTTCGTTAGCAGAATCTTCGAAAATCTTGATTCCCTTAGCGCGCAGTGCATTTCTTAGTTGAGCTAAGCTGAATGGTTCTTTGTCGTGAACATTGAATGGTTTTCCGAAAGCTGGATAGATTTTATTTAGTTCATCTGTAGAAGCCAACTTTTTGTTTTTTAGCGCGTTGAATAGCCCAACAACGCCGGAGATTCTGTCCTTGTCGAATGTGCGCTTTATTTCTGCGAATGCATCAGGGTCAGAATTTTTTAGGTCAACCAACTTATCGACAACAAACTCTAGTGCGGGTGAGTCTTCCTTTGAGAATGTGTCTTTGGCAAATGAAGAAATCTTTTCTTTTGCTGTACCGAATTTGTCTTTTACGTTGTCGAATACGCCTTCCTTGACTTCCTCTTCGCCTTCTTCTTCGCGAGACTCTTCGTCTTCGTGTTCTGGAGAAACAACAACTACAGTGACTCTTTCGTCTTCAGGCATCTCACCTTCTTCGCCAGCAGGAGCTTCTTCGTCGTCAAACTCGCCTGCAACCTCATCAGAAGCCACAGGAGCCTCTTCTTCGCCTTCTAGGTCGCCTAGCTCATCACCGAGGCCAAGATCGTCTTCTGCGCCAGCAGGAGCTTCTTCTTCACCCTCTTTGTCCTCACCTTCTTTTTCTTCTTCGTCGTCGCCAGCAGCTTCAGTTAGCTCGTCATTTAGTCGAGCAACGATTTCTTGAGCTTCTTCTTCAGAATCTGCAACGTGCACAACTTCACCGTCAGCGTCCACAACGTTAACGCCATCGGCGGTGTAACTTGCCTTGCCTTCAGCTTCTTGAACTTCGTCTAGGTCTTCTTCGCCGAAGGATTCTTTTAGTTGCTTACGAAGGTCTTTTACTTTTGTTGTAAGCTTGGTAACGTCCTTGCCATCTTTCTTGAGCTTCTTAATCTTCTCTTGAGTGGCTTTCAATTCGGCCTTGACCTTTTCCTTGTCAACTGCCGAAGGCTTCTTACCTTCCTGAAGCATTTGACGAATGGTATCTTCTAGTGCCATAATGGGTTAAACTCCTAGTTTATTTGTGTTATATAGCTATTTATACTGGTTTATTTTTGAAACAATCACTTAAGAACTTTGAAGCTGTCAATGTATTCTTTGAATAGCTTAAAATAAGTTTCTTGAAGTTGGGCTTTGCTTGCTTGCCTGACCGTTTCTCTAAATCTTTCTTGCCATTCTCCATCCACAAATTCCCATTCTTTTGATTCATAAATTGCTTCAACAAGGCTAGAGTAATTCGAAGGATCATGTACGATATCAACGGTAGCCAACATGAAGTCATCCTGAACTTCATTAACTCCGTTTACTTCTCTAACAGACCCAAGTGCCCGAGTGCTTACTCCAAGTTTCACTCCACCTTCGAGTAGAGCTTTGGCTTGTTTGCCACATGGGGTATCTAGAATTTTAGCTTTACCCATAAGTTCTTTTCCTTCAAAGTGAAGGTCTTCAATCAAATGGGAAACTCTGTCTAGATTAATTGTTGCGCTATCTGGGTGATTGAGTTCTCCGACAGCACGCTTAGTGTTTACATATTCGTCGATGTACTTCTCTACGGCAGGCTTCAAAACGCGCATCGGATAAATGCGCTTGTTTTTGTTTGGGGTGTCAGCCGAAGAAAAAGACCCGGTCAAGTAGTATTGCTTTACACCGTCAACTGATTCGGTGATAATTTCTACTTTTGTATTGGAAGGTTCTACGATTAGTCTTGCCATTTTATTCTTCTATTAGCTTCTTAATGGGTGATCTGCATCGCCATAACCGCCGACCTTTCTTACCTCAATAATCAAGGTAGAAGAGAAAGTTCCTGAAAGGGTTACTACGATGTCACTAGTGTTGTTTTCTGACAGAGAGAAGCCGTCGAATTGCCAAATTCCTGATCGGGTAAAAGACAAAACATCAACTCCATTCCGAGTGATCTTAATTCCACCAGTAACGTCGGTGTCATAGTAAACCTTGTTGATATTTACTTTTGATACTCCAGCGGTATAAACCTGACTGTCGAAAGTGTAGACCCCGGACGAATCAGCGGTTGTCGGAGCAGACAGGGTTACATAGTGGTCATGAATTTCGGTGACTGTTGTACCCGGAGTAATCCCGGTTCCAGAAACGGTTCCTCCAATTACAATGCCCAATGTATCTCTAACCTTGATTATGCTGTCTCCATTCTCGAAGAAAGCTTCTTTGTCGTTTGTTTCTACGAGACTAGAGAGAGTAATGGTGTGTGACCCATTGCCCACAAGCTTAACCACAGAGTGATTAAGCGTTTTCTTTAGAGTGGTTGCGGTTACAGGCATTTAAATTACTCCTGATCCTTGTTAAAGAATTCCTTGGCAACGTCTGTCTTAAGGCTCTGAACTTTCTCCAGAGCCTTTTGTGAAAAGACCTTGCTAAAAGATTCTTGGGCTTCAAGGTGCTTTCCTTGAACAACCTTTTGAATCATGTTTCTAATTTCTTCTTTCATTGTTTGAACCTTTAAATTAATCTGTTACGACTATTTATGCTTGTCTTTGTGTTGGGGGAGCGAATGTCACTTCTCCCCCAGAAGCTGGCTCTGCTGCGGTTGTCTCGGGAGCCTCAGTTTCTGCGCCAATTTCTGGAAGTTCTCCTTCCATGTCGGCACCAAAGTCAACAGGCGATCCGCCACCCAAATCCCCACCAAGATCGCCAAGGCCACCAGCAGCGCCAGTTGGAGCAGGCTTGTATTCCTTCGGGTTGAATGTGCGTTCCTTTTCGATTTGATCTTCCATCTCCTTCGCTTCTTGCGCAGTCATTCCTAGAACTGTGCGATACACATACTGGCGAGAAAAATAGGTTCCAATGTAAGAGTCAATTTTTCCAAGAACGTCTAGTCGATCATTTAAAAGTTCAATGTCTTTTAGTTCAGTAAAGTTGTTGTCCTTACTGAAGATTATTTTGATGTCCTTGACAATTTCTTCCCACTCTTCGATTGTCATGATACCCTTTAGTACGCACTGAATTTTTAGCGCGTCTAGGATTAGACCTGAGAATCTTCTGCGAAGCTTGTCGATGAACTTGGAAAACTTCAATTCATCTCGGGTTACTTCAGAACTTCTTCCAAGACTAAACGCCTTGTCTTCTTGAAGTCTTGATAGTGGCACGTTAAGTGCTTGATATAGCTTGTTCTGGAAGTACACAACGTCTTCAATTTTGTCTAGAGCTTGTGCACCGGGAAGTGTGGTAACGTCTGCGGATTTGGCATCACCATAAACAGGCAACCACAAATCCTCTTGCATAGACATGAACTTTTTGTCGTCACGAACTTCACCTGTCTTTCCGTCATAGACCATTTTGTTTCTATACTGAGAAATCATCTTTCTCATGTAGCCTTCTTGCTGAGTCTTTGGCAAATGGCCGACAGGAATTTTAAATACTCTGCGCTCTGATGCCCGACTCAAACGATAGATGACGATAGCGTCTTCCATCATGCGAAGTTGGTTTGCTGGACGAATTGCTTTGTGTAGGAAGCTAAGAACGTTTTGTGTCGATGGATCGGTCAGACCAGAGGTGCAATATAGAATCGAGTCTGGAGAAATCTTTAGGTGTTGTGAAGTTTGTGATGCTGGTTGTCCGACTTGACTGTTAGCAGAAGTTCCCCCAAAACCAGAATCAGAATAAACAAAATATTCTTCTTTCTTGTGAAGCATTTGTGCGCCAGTGGAAGCCTGAACAGTTTCGTATTCAGTTACCTTCTTCATCTTGATTGCATCAATCAAACGAAGGTCGTTGATGCCTCTTTGAATGTGTTTCGGGTCAATTAGAATGTGGTAATAAATCTTCCCATCGACATACCAGCGACGAAAGATTTCAGATGCAGATTCTCTAAAGTCCAATAGGTCAAGAACATTGTAGAACTCGTGTTCGACAAAGTCTTTGATTCTGTCATCAACCTCAACAAACTCCAAATCCAACTTCACAATGTCGCCATTGGAGTCTTCGCAGATTGCTTCGTTTACGATATCTTGAATTCCTTGATCAACTTCAGGGTAAAGAGAGATTTCTCTGTACCTGCGAACAAGTTCAGTTTCGCTTCGTGTAAGCCCTTCGATGTCGATGAAAGTTCCATAGAAGCCAGCGACCGTAGAAATAGGGAACGACCCATCGTCCGAAACTTCTGGTGAGAATGTCGGAGAGTTGTCTTTGTCTTCTTTTGATCTTACAATTTTAAACCCGAATAGATCGGTAAATGCCATGATGTACGTCCTTCATATGACTCGGGGGCATAATGCCCCCGAGTTTGTTGTTTTCTACTCTATTAAACTACGTTACTCGCTAGGCGACCTTCCGTAGTCCAATATTGATATTGGAAAGTTACAGTGAAAGTCTCAATAGTATTTAGAGTGTCAAAAGACAATTCAATCGCGCTGACGTTTTCTGGGTATGCGCCAATCATTTTGTAAGTCTTGAGTTCATTTCCGTTTCTGTCAAGTTGAGTGACATACAAGTCTTGCCAATATGCAGCAGGCTCAAGTGCTCCGGTGTTGTCGCGGTTCTTGTTCATCAACTCCGACCAGTTTTCGAGAGCGTTGCGAACTCTGAAATCGTTGTCGTTGATGATAGTAACGGTCCAAGGTTCAAATGATCTATCACCAGAAGTTTTTACTGCACGACCTCTGTAGTAGGTTTCGATTGTCCCAACCGTAGAGGCTGGAAGCGAACCACCAGAACAGAAGAATTCTGTAAGAATTGTTGCTCCGGTGCCATCAACCAAAGGAAAGTTTAGCTGAATTTTAAATTGGTTAGGGCGAATACCCCCACCGTAGAAGGCTGATTTGAACTGGTCAATGTTTGCCATTTTGTTTTATTGCTCCTGTGAATCTTTATTGTTATTTATAAGGGGCATATTTCAGCCCCTTATCGCAGTATTAGAAGTTAACCGGCAATTATCCGCCAGTAATTTCACTGAAGCTAACGTCGCTACGAACTGCACTGAATGTCAACTGAATGAAGTTAATGCTATAAGCTGGCTGAACAAGGATGTCTCCCCTGAACTCGTTGCGCATGATAACTTCTGCTGTGTTGTTTGTTTCGTCGCACACAACCTTGAATGCGGTGATGCCTTCGCGTCCCTGAATTTCTCTCAAGAATGGTTCAACATATGCCCTGAATTGACTTCTAGTAGAAGCAGTGTTGTTCTCAAAGAGTTGGTACTGAGCAGCGCGAGCAATGGCTTTGCGCATAACAATAAACAATCTGCGAACGTTGAGTCTGTCGAATGCGCTAGGTCTGCTGGATAGAGTCTTGTCTCCATATAGAATTACGCCTTGACCGGGGAAGCTAACTACAGGGTTAATTCCAGCCGAATACAAAACATCTCTTTGAGTTTTGTTTGGATTGATTCCAAGCTTAACCACGTTCTTCAGTTGGCCTCTATTAAAACCAGCAGGAGATTTCCAAGCATCTGCTACTTGGTCTGACCTAGAAGTAAGACCAGCAATGTCACCGTTCAAAGGAACCCAACGATAGATGTCGTTGTACTTGTCATACTGGTATTTCCATCCGCTATCCATAAAGGCGTAAGTTGAATTTGCATTCAGCGTTGTTTTGCGGTAAGTTACAATGTCGTCAATCTTGTCAGATGTAGACCCGATGATTGGACCGCCTGTTGGGGACACAGGTGAAAGATATACGACGATGTCTTGCCTTGTTTCAGCCAGTGCCACCAATTCATTAGCAACAGTTGCGTTTGCAGGTCCAGAGATTAGAAGCGAGAAATCGTAAGTTTCTGCGTTCTCGAACTCTTCGTAAGCTAGGATGATTTCACCGTCAGCGGCATCTCCGCCGTCGTCGCCGTTGGCGAGAGTTTGGGTGATGGCTGTTGTGATTGTTTTAAACGCAGTAACAGGACTCACAACTGAACCGAAAGAAAGTCCGGTAGCGCCAAGTCCAGAAGTGGTGTGGCTCATCCACCAGATATACTTCGAAGTGCGGTTTACAATGTTTACATAGTAGTTAGAACCCTGACCGAAAAGTGTTGCATCAGAAGCTTTTGAAACAAACGCAAACTTTTCGATAACTGCACCCGGAACGCCACCAATCAAACCATCAGTGTCAACAACAACGATGTGCATTTCGTCGTTTGCTGTTGGGTTTAGAGTGTAAGCATAAGCCGAGGTGCCGGGAGCGTCTGTGAATTCGTTCTTATAGTCCCATGCATCAAAGGATGCTGAGTCAGCAATAGAAACCTTCAGAGAGTTTCCGACAACACCGGGATACTTTGCTGCCCACTGACCTGCAAAAGCTCTTTCAGTCGAACTCATCAGGTCGTAATGGCCTTCGTTATTAACCACCACTTTCTTAACGATAGAGAATGTTAGGTCGGTGTCAGTTACTGGAGAGTTACGGTCAAGTTGAAGCGAAAGATCGGTAGAAATTGTCTCTACATAACCGTAGAATGTTTCTGTTCCAGAAACGAAAACTAGTTTGTCACCAAGGTCTAGCTCTGTTTCGAAAAGTGTGCCAACACCTGTTACTGTGGGGTCGCCAGCGATTACAGAAATAGTTCCGGTTCTAGCAATCTCTTCTGCTGTCGAAGCGTTTCTGGCATATTTCAATTCTGCGCGATTAACCAAAAGGTTAGACGCATAGGCCAAGAAGTTAGCCGCACTGAAGAAGTAGCTAGCGGTGCGGTCGGTAGGTTTTCCAAAGACTGTTGCAAGTTCAGCCTCGTTTGTAATCAGGTATGGGTAGCCGACTGGACCCCAATCAAACACGCCAGCAATAGCTGCGGCAGTGGTTGACACTCCCGGAACAATACCTGTTAGATCGCGCTCAATTGTGACAACACCGGCAGAAAGTTGAGCAGTTGCCATAAAAATTCTCCTAGAGTGAAATTAAATTTGCATCCTTAGCATGCAATACTGTATAATTTAATGTGATAGATTGTTTATCTACTTACCTACTATTTATAAGTAGGCGTTTTTTGTTATTTTGGAGTGAACGCATGGCTGAAATGTTAGAAATTGGAAATCTCCGTCAGTATCTTGGTTTGGCGACAAACAAGCACAACAAATATAAAAGTAAAAATTGGCTAAGAGGGTGGCGCATGAACAAGATGGAAATGCAATTATTTGGAATCACACAGGACGTTTATGGGTATGACTTGGCACAATATTTAGACAACAAGCCGATAGTCCCTGTAAAGGAAGTGATTCTAGACATTTACAGAAAGTACAAAACCCAGTCCGTAAGAAGAGTTGCAGTGTGGTGTTATCCAGAAAAGTTTACATTTTCTGAAAATTATTGGAAAAAGT